CATTAGAACGGTAAATCTTCTTTTGCAGGCTCAACAGCTACAGACTCGCTCATCTCTACCTTATCACATCTCCAATGATTCAAGCTGTTATAAACTTTACCGTTGTACTCTTGACCTCGAATAGTGAACTCCACAGAAACCACATCTCCAATTTTGTTGAACTTCACGAAGTTGTTAATGTGTTCCACATACTCAGCTTTTTTGTACATTCCGAACTTCATTCTAGTTACATAACCATTTTCTGATGTCGTGTCTACTACATAGTCCAATACTGCTGCACCATTGTCTAGTGTTTTGATTTCTGTGATTTCTGAAATCGTTCCTTTTACTTTGAAATTTTCCATCTTTACTTTTTATTTATTTGTTTGTTTGTTTGTTGATTCAAATATACACATACATCTCAGTACATGCAAGTGTTCGTTAATAACTCTCTAATCCGTCAATAACTTAGAAGCAGCCGTTTGAAATCATTTCGGCTAAAAGCTCATCTATTACGTTCTGACCATCTATCAATACCAGAGCTAAAGAATCCTTAACAGAAACATCTACAGTGTTCATCCAAGCAACACCATTAAGCTGATGATTGAAAGCTAAGGAGTCATATAATTCCTGACTAGCTTCACAGTCGTAGATTGTAACCGGTTCAGTTATTACCGGCTCAGGTTGTAGAGCTTCCTTCTCACATGAGATAAAAGCAGTAGAGATTAATACTAAGATTGCTGTGTTTAAAATTGTGTTTTTCATAATTGTGTTTTTTAAGATAATGTTTTATAGAATTCTCTAGCCATCTTAACGGCCGCCTTCATTTTTTGAATATCCTCTACAGTCAAGTCAACCTGAAAGGCTTTAATTCTTTTCTCTGTTGGGATTTTTGAGATGTCAAAGTATTTAATAACCTCGTCCTCTGTTTCTCTGGATACTTCTGCACCCTCTCCACGTTTCCAGCTTACTCTTCTCATCTCGTCAAGTATTAAGTTTTGAGGAGTAGGAACAAGACAATAACATAGAAAGCTTTTAGTCCTGCCTGTTAGCCACATGTAGGCCTTTAGTTGCCATTCGTATAAACTATTCTTTAATTCAGTATCAAAGAAGGGAAAAGTAGCAGCAGACCAACTAGATTTAACATCTATAACACTGTCACCTGTCAATACGTCAGGAGTACCCTGTACAAAATCATTCTCAAAATACTCATCATTCTTAAATAGAAAGTCTTTTTCTAGTAGTATGCTAGTAAGCTCTATGGAAGCTTCCTCTACTTCGTTACCTTTGTCTAAGTACTTGGAGTTTATCTCTTGCTTAATACCGAACTCACGCTCTAAATATAGCTCTGTAATGTAGCTCTTTGCTCCTTTGCTGAGTTCTGGCTCTGCATCTCTCTTGAGTAGCAATACATCTCTCAATTCTGCTTGTTTCTCTGTTAGCTGAATCTTAGCTAGTAACCCATTTAAGGTTACCAGCTGCTTCTGAGTGATACTTGTTTTACTATCTGTTGCCATTAGCTTACCAAGCTGTGAAGCTCTTATCTTTAACTCTTCCATTATCCTAATCTTTTAAGTTGCTCAGGCGTTAACTTGAAGCCGTTAATAATCTGCTCTTTTTTGATTGTCCCCTTCTCGATTGCTGTAAGAGCTTTCTCAAATCTGTCATTAGGTAGAGGCTGCTTAGCTGCATCTGTATCTACATCTGTCACAATCCCGAGCAAACAGCTAAGGGAGTAGCGACGGAAATAGGTCACGCCAGCCCCGGCTGACTGGAAAATATTCATACGGCTAGCCTCGTCCTGTGGAATCTCTGTAACACTCTCAATAGTCTCACCGGTTTCTACATGGAATAAAATAGTCTGGATTGAGTTCCCTTGTAGTAATTGAGTAAATCCTAAACCATGCTTCGCTAAAAGCGGATTGATAACCTCAAAGATAGCTGGAAGGTCAGCATATTTGTAGTTGTGGCCACTTGTTGCCTTAGCAATCACAGGGCAATCCTGCTGAAATGCAGATAGACTGCGATAGATACTTACTTTTCTTTTTTCTAATTCTTCGTTAAATGTGTTCATAATTGTGTTTTTTTTGTAAAATTAAGCATTCTTCTTCAATGCTGCAAGCTTTTCTTGAAATTTCTTCTTTAATTTTCTTAACTCGTCCCTTGTAGGCCTGTATTCTTTATGCGCTAATTCATGTAATTTAAGCAGCCTTTCCGCTCCTATTCTTTTCTGTATGCCTATCTGGTACTGTATGAGGTTTCCATGTTTATACTGATTGCAAGCGACGCACTGACCATGAATATTGTCTATATTGAATGTTATATTTTTATGGCCAAACGAGCTGAAATAATGACCGGCGTCAAACTTAGCAGATAAATCACAGCCGCATGATATGCAACCTTTATTTTTATCTCGCTCTCTGATAAAAGAGTTGCAAACTACTTGCACTTCCCTCATTAAATCGGAGACAGTTTTAAGCTCCTCCTTTTTAGATTTCTTTTTTTTGTTCCATTTACTTAAAGCTTTCTTTTTTAGCTCCTCAAAATATAGATTATTGCATTCATCCGCATCGCAAAATTTACGGTTAAAGCTTCGAGGTTCAAATACAGCCTTACAGTTCTTACATTTTGCCATTATGATAAAGTTTTAAATTGTGAATAAGGCCTCAAGGGTCTCTTAGCTCTCCGCTCTCTATCTCTGAAAGCCTTAAACACCTTTTCTATCATTCCTATTATTATTCTCTTTTCTGATACAGGAACACTGAATCTAAAATAGTCTATTTCTATCTCATAGTATTGCTGACCCACAAGCTCCATGACTCCGACAACATTGTCATTTATTATAATCTCACTTTGGTAGCTGGATATTTTATTAAATTTCACCATCTTAAAAATCTTTATTTTGATACATATTTAAATTAGAAACAGGTGCAGCTTGTGGCTCTGCGAATTTCTTCTGACCGTCTATAAATTCATAAAAGCTACCCTTCTTAACATCGTAAGAGAACTGAACCTCTCCCTGTATTCCCACTATCCTAGGCTTCGCCTTGTTTATTTTCACAGCAGTAGACGTAGAACCGAATTCTCTATGAACCATTATTATTGATTTTCCATTATTCGCCCATTCAGAACCCCCTTTCAAGTCGTGCATGTCGGGCATCTGTGTTTGTCCGTCAATCTTCTTGCCGCTTTTAGGGTGTATAATGGTATGAAAGTGTAATGAGTTGCGTTCAGATAACTCATTTCTGAAAGATAGGCAATCCTCAAGATATTGGTCGTATCTCATGCCAGCCGGTACAGGGTGAGACATGTAGTTCCACGAATCAATAACAGCAGAAAAGATGCCGAGTTCTTTTTGATTATCTACTGCAAACTGCCAGAACTCTTTAGGACTTACCGCTTTCGAGTTGTTACCCTTTTTAGGGTCTAAGATTTTGAAGTACTCCAAAACTATTGGAAGGTAGTAATCCATCTCTTCAGCTGTTACCCTGTTCTCGATAAGTACCTTATTTCCGTCTGCATTGATATAGAACTCCTCAAACTGCTTGCCGCTCATTTTGTGTATAAGCTTAGCTATAACCTCCTCAATAGTCCCAGCGTCTGGCATGTGGATTAAGTGCTTGTGTCTGTAATGTCTAGAGCAGTACTTCAAACAATCTAGTAGGAATTCTGTCTTACCACTTCCCGGTAATCCTGACCAATCCGTACAACCTCCTTCTTTGATGCTATAGAATGGCGCTAAGCTCTTTAATCCTAAATTGTACACTACACCTCCACCTGTTTGATAATAATCCATTAGACGGTCTCTAATCTCTTCCTTTTTTACTATATCCATTTTTTATCCTTTATAAACGTGTTTTGTGTTCCATCTTCTTACCTCTAGGTTATGCTGGAATACTCTAATATATTCCTGTCCTTCAGGAGTATCATAATTATCAGGCTTTGGAGGTTCAGGTAGTAGCTCTTTCAATTTAGATGCTACAATATCCTTCGCTAAATTACCTCCTGTACTTTTGTTGTTATCATAAAAAATACCCTGCCAACCGTTAGCTATACTTTTATCCATATTTTTACGGATAAGTAAAGAGTTGTTCTCTTCAAACTGCTTAGCGAGTTGCTTCATTCCCTGATTTGTCTTTATGGGTTTCCCTAAATCTTTTTTATAATCTAGCCACTCCTTAAATAAATCATTCTTATGAGAATCTGACAAAACAGGAATCTCAATCTTTTTTATATTTTTATTATTCTTATCATTCTTTACATTCTTTACATTCTTGTTAGTGGCCCTTTGCTGGCCCTTCGCTGGCCCTTCGCTGGCCTCTTCGCTAGCCCCATGTTGATATTTTGAATAGTTAACTACCTGTATTTTAGTACCTTGAGAGCTTGTTTCGATGGCCAAATCCCCGGCCCTTTTTAGCTTGTTTAATACTGTTCTGATTTGCTTAACACTGAGACCTGTTTCACTCGCTAAAATATCTCTGCTAGTCAATACTGTTCCGGGTTTCATGTTTATACCTCTATATTTTTTCTCTTTGTGATTCGCTTTTAATAGCAGGTGCATAAATAGCCTAAAGGTGTTACCGTCATCATACCATTCCCAATCTAACACACTCCTGTGTAGCTTTATATATCCTTCCATTTTATTATATATTTTCGGTTATATACTCTGCGAACTCTTCGCATTGTAGCACGTCCATAAACGCGTCTTTTTCCTCTTGTGTCAATTCGTTAATTGCTCCCTGCAATCCGTTCAATTCTAAATCTGTGAAATCATTCATAACTATGTTTTTTTTGTAAAGTTAATTAATTTTCTGTAAAATCCTATCTCTGATATTTTATTTTTTGCTGTAGCTGTATCATGTCAGAGAAATCTCTACATTTAAGTACCATCTCCTCGAGTGTTTCGGCGAATATTTCTGATAGTATTTTATTATTCAAATCTCTGAAGTCTTTATAATCTTTGGAATCATTGTACAGATTCAGCGTATGGTGAACCCACGAGTGTGACCGGCCAAAAAATCCACCGATATCGGTCAGGGTCAATCCTTCAGATAGTAAAATATTGCATAAAATTGCGCGGGTGTAAACTATAGACCGCTTTCTGTTGTTTTTGTTTAATTCGTTTCTTAAAATGTAGTTCTTAATTTGTTCCTGTTTTTCGTTATTCATCTTATTTACTTTTATTGATTTCATTATTAATATGTTTGAATGTATCGCTGTAGCTCATGCGCTCCGCCGGTTGTATTGTTTTGGCTATTTTAAGCCTATTTAATTCATTCTTTGGT